TGAATATATAGAAGAGGCATTTGAGAGATGTGGGATGGAAGTTCGTACTGGGTATGACTTACAAACTGCAAAAAGGTCTCTTAATATTCTGTTGGCAGATTGGGCAAATAGAGGATTAAACCAATGGACTATAGAACAAAGAACACAGTCCCTAACATCAGGCACAGCAGAGTATGAGTTAGCAACAGACGTTATAGATATATTGAATGCAGTCATACGCAGGAGTACTACCGATTTTACTATGACAAGAATAAGTAGAGATCAATTTTTAAATATCCCTACAAAATCTCAAACGGGAAGACCTAGCCAATATTTTTTAGATAGACAACTTACCCCAAAAGTAAAATTATGGTCTACTCCAGAAAATAGCACAGATGTTTTGGTTTATGATGCTTTGACTAGAATACAAGATGCTGATACACAAATCAATACTATGGAAGTGCCATTTAGATTTTATCCTTGTTTGACTGCAGGATTAGCATATTACATTGCTATGAAAAGAGCACCAGACAGAATACAACTGTTAAAGGCTATGTACGAGGAGGAGTTTGAAAGAGCGGCGGCAGAAGATAGAGATCGTTCTAATTTAAGTCTTACTCCTAGTAGCACATATTATGGTTTTGTATGAGCAGATTTGCATTAGGTAAAAAAAGTAAATTTATATCAGACCGATCAGGTTTTGCTTTTCCTTATAGAGAAAGGGTAAAAGAGTGGAATGGTAACATAGTACATAGATCTGAGTATGAAGCTAAACATCCGCAATTAACACCAAAGAGACCCCCTTTTGAGCCACAAGCGTTATATGAGCCACGACCACAAGAAAAAGATGATAATAATAAATTTATTATTTACACTAATGTGGGTTTAGGATTGTTAGGATCACAATTAACCTCTTTTAGTGCCACAGCTTCATTAGGCACAGTCACAGTGAGCACATCATGAGTTTTACATTAACAACATTAACAGATTCTGTGAAAGAGTGGACACAAAATGATGAGTCTACTTTTGTTGCAGAAATACCTTTTTTTATAAAAAACGCTGAAGAAAGGATATTCAAAACAGTAGATCTTGATTATTTTAGAAAAAATGTAAAAGGTACGATGACAAGTGGTAATAAATTTTTACAGATGCCCTCTGATTATTTAGCCTCTTTTTCTTTATCATTAATAACTTCAAGTCAAAATGTTTTTTTATTACAAAAAGATGTAAACTTTTTGCAGGAATATCACCCTAATCCTTCTAGTACGGGAACTCCAAAATACTATGCTCCATTTGATGTATCTAACTTTATAGTTGCACCTACTCCAAATGATAATTTTACAGTAGAACTGCATTACTATTACAGACCTGCGTCACTTACAACTGATGATAGTGGATCAACATGGATAAGTACAAATGCCCCTGATGCTTTGCTTTATGGTACATTAGTTGAAGCATATACATTTATGAAGGGTGAAAAAGATATGTTAGATTTATATAATGGTCGGTATTTAGAAGCGATAGCACGTCTTAAAAATTACGCAGAAGGTGTAGCTTACTCTGACGCTTATCGTGATGGTTTAGTCAGACAAAGAAAAACTTAATGACTCTCAAAAATAAAAGCATAGCAATCGTTGCTTTGGGTAACAGTTGCTCTGAGTACCTTATGGCAAGAATTAGGAGTGAAAATTTTGATGAGGTATGGGCGATAAACTCTATCTCTTCTGTTATTTTTCACGATAAAGTGTTTATGATGGATCCCCCTAGTAGGTTTTTAGATGGGGAATTTGCTGGAAAACAAACTAATGCTATGAAAGATAGATTGCTATCTAAACTGGAAATACCCATATATTCTTGCACTCTGGATGAAAGATGTCCTGATGTTATTGAATACCCTTTGCAAGAAGTATTACAAAAAACGGGATATGCTTATCTAAATAATACTGTGGCTTATGCTCTTGCCTTTGCTGTTGCCTATGAAGTCAAAGAACTACATCTGTATGGTATTGATTTTAGTCACAAAAATGTGCATTTTGCAGAATCAGGCAGAGGCTGTTGCGAATTTTGGTTAGCCATTGCTGTATCTAAAAAAATAAAAATTAATATAGCCCATAACTCACCCTTGTTAGATACAAATGTTCCTGATGATGAAAAAATGTATGGTTATCATAGACTTGATGATCCTATAGTAGCCACGACTACACAAGGAAGTATGTTAATTACAAAAAAATCTAAATTAGAACCTCCAGAACCTCTTGATCATAAACGAGTTATTGGTCGCGAGGATATTCCTGGTATTAGTTATGAGGAGAAATAATGTTTAATGTAAACGTCACAGAAGTAGGCAAGGTTAATGTTCAAACTTCTACCAATGGGGGTTTAACAAATGAGCAAATAGCAGATTTAGCAGTAGATAAATTGGTAAGTGTGTCTGATAAAGCACCAGATCATATACGTCAACAAGCATTAGTTTTTAAAGAAAATGTTAAAAAATTAGTGTATCATTATTTACTCTTGGCAAGAAAGGAAGAAAGAAGTAGTATAGTTCATATTTTAAGATCTAATGGTCAAAAAGAATTGGCTGAATATATAAGGAGACTCTAATATGGCTATAGCACAAGCAATGTGTACTTCATTCAAACAAGAGTTAATGTTGGGTACACATAATTTTGCCACCAATGGCAACGCATTCAAACTCGCTCTTTATGCAGAAGGGGGTGGCGGAAAGTCATCAACTACTGCAACATTAGGTGCGACAACAACTGCTTTTACAACAACTGGAGAAGTAGCAAATAGTGGTTCATACACATCTGGTGGCGGAACTTTAACAAAAGTCGCTCCCACAACATCTGGAACAACTGCTTTTACAGATTTTGCTGATTTAAGTTTTACAACTGCCACGATTACTGCGATGGGTGCATTAATTTATAATGACACTAACAGTGATAAAGCAGTATGTGTTTTGGATTTTTCTACTAATAAAACTTCTACTTCAGGAACTTTTACAATACAATTTCCAACTGCTGATGCGAGTAACGCTATTATAAGGATAGCTTAAATTGTCAAACACTACCTTACAAGGATGGGGTAGAGGCACATGGAGTGAAGGTGCTTGGAATACTTTCTTACCAGTTTCTGTAACGGGTGTTGCAGGAACTACCGCAGTAGGTAATGAAACTGCGACTCCAGGTCAGACAGCAACTCCCTCGGGCGTTAGTGCAACAGCTATTTTAAGTGCTACGAGCTCAACAACAATTACATTCACTGTAACTGTGGTTTCAGGTAATCCAAGTAATCACCCTTATTATAATCAAGGCTCAACGAATAAATATGCGATAAACGGTTCCACGGCGACATCAGATGTTACTTTAGCTTTATTTGAAGGTAATACTTATAGATTTGATCAAAGTGATAGTAGTAATAGTGGGCATCCATTAAGACTTTATGAAGCGGCAGATAAAACGGGAGGAGAGTATACAACGGGAGTTACAACAAATGGTACTCCGGGAAGTAGTGGAGCTTACACTGAAATAACTGTGGCTCATGGTGCTCCTACTTTACATTATCAATGTAGTAATCATGCTCTTATGGGTTACACAGCAAATACCCCTTCGGCTGTAGCAATATCAACGACTACGGGAGCTCCCGTAACCACAAATGTTGGAACAACGGCTGTAGGTTCATCTACAGTAGTAATCGCTGTAGAAACTGCTGTAACTTTAAGTGGGATGACTTTATCTCAAGGATCGGTTGCAATTATACCTCAAGGTGTGGTATTTATAGAAGGTATAGGTGCTACTGGTTCTGTTGGACCAGAACAAGTATATAGTTTAATTAGACCAGATCAAGTAGCAAATTGGACAGAGGAGGCGGCATAAATGGCGACTTATGTAAATGATTTAAGATTAAAAGAAATAGCCGATGGTGCAGAAAGTGGCACATGGGGAGCATCTACAAACACCAATTTAGAATTAATTGGTGAAGCTTTAGGATTTGGCACAGAGGCAATAACAACAAATGCAGATACGCATACTACTACTATTGCTGATGGTTCTACAGATCCTGGAAGAGCTATGTACATTAAATATACTGGTGCTCTAGATTCAAATTGCACCATTACTATTGGACCCAACACAATGAGTAGAGTTCATTTAATAGAAAACGCTACAACAGATAGTGGTTCTAGCGGTCCATACAGCATTATTATCAGTCAAGGATCTGGGGCAAATGTTACAATACCAAATGGTCATGTTAAAGCAATATATTTAGATGGAGCAGGAAGTGGAGCCGCAGTAGCAGATGCTTTTACAGATGTAAATTTAGCTGGAACCACAACTGTTGATGATTTAACAGTAAGTGATGATGCTACAGTAACAGATGACTTAACAGTCGGGGATGACTTAATATTATCTTCTGATAGTGCCGTTATAACAATAGGAGCAGATGGTGATACTACTCTCACGCATACAGATGGAACTGGACTCACTTTAAACAGCACCAATAAATTAACTTTTGGAGATGTCGCTTCTTTTATACAACAATCATCAGATGGAACATTAAGAATTGATGGTGAAGCCATTATTGATTTAAATGCTTCTACAAGAGTAGATGTGTCTGGAGATATTAAAGTTGGTGGTGAGGTTCAAACTGCTGGAATAGGTTTTACTGATGGTGATAATGCTATGACTATTGCTGATGG